AAATTGTTGTCAAAAAGAGTCGTAATATTCTAGCCGGAAAGCTATCGTTTTCAAAAACATTATAAAACCCATAATTATCAGCATGAGCATCAGCATCAGCATCAAAATAAGATTTGATTCCAGATTTAAAAACCCAAAAAAACAGAGTTGCAAATATGAAATATCCCGTCCAAACACCATCAAATGGTTTGTTTTTACGCCAATATTCAGTTGCACTTGGTGTGATTACAAATAATACCCATAAAATAAGACATATAAGTAATGATTTAAACCAATTTCCCAATGACGAATTATCCCCGCCAGATTGGATGTTCCCGCCTCCACCAAGACCAAGTCCGCTGCCGCCACTCTCGAATAGAGATGCACCCCCCCTCTCCTCCACTACCTCACTCGCCGGTTTGTCCACACCCCATTGCCATACCTGTATAGACTCTGCAAATTTTAACATATTATCTAATGCGCTAGTATTGAATTCCTTAATTGCCGGTATAAGTATTGTCGCGGCAAGTAACAATCCTATAATAATTGTAACAAAAAATGAATGAAATAAGTCCTTTATTTTGGAAAACATATCTCCACTAAACGAAGTGGCAATCCACATATCCGTTTTACCAGATGTAATCACATATGTATAAATAATCGAAACCCATAAAATAATTAAAATAACCGATAAAAATGGATTCCAACGAGCCATAGATGCGAGATAAACCGGCCAAACACTAAACCCGTTAGATGGGTCTTTTGATGTACCATCACTACTACTCATTTTTACAATTTCATCCCAGTGACTACCAGTAAGATTATCGATATTATTCTCATGTAAATAATTATGATACTTCATTTGTTTGGGTTTGTCATTCAATGCTTTATCATTATTAATATTCGAATCACCAAGAAATAAGGAATTTGGTAAAGATATAGCACTGGTTAATCGATGTTTTACATATCTAAATAATGCCATGAAGAATACAATAATGATCGAAAGAATAGAGAATGAAATGGTTACTGCATTAGATGGTCGTTCTTGTTTTTTTACATTAGATATTTTTTCGTCGATTTTCTTTTCGATTAATGTATTTATATCACCTTGCTCGCCACTTTGCTCCACCTCTCTTTTTGCTTCTTCATAGAATTTTTCTGTATACATTGTTCTATCTTCAGCAGTTACAGCATCCTTATTATAACTAGCAACATCATTATGAGCACCATCGCCAAGATTTATAAAAAACAATATTATTAATATAGAAAACAATCCAATACCAGAACGAATATAAGTTTGATATTTCAATAATCCGCCAATACAAAATACAAATGCTATGCAAAATAGTATAAGATAAACACCGCCGTGAGCAGCAAATGTATTTGCCTCTGGAGTATCTTTACCCACAGTTGTTTTTCCAATACCAGGCCATTGCTGGCTTTTAGCCCAAAACAAAATACCCATAAGAAACAGAGTTAAACAAAAAATAAATCGTAACGCGTAAGTCTTAATAATATTACCAATATAATCTTTCATTGGAAATCCATAATCAGATTCTTTATTATATACAACCTCTTCAGGTGTAAGTAGGCCAAATCTATACATAAGCCAAATAATTCCAAAAAATGCAACTATTTGTATAATCAATCCGATGGATAAAGCAAATTTTTGAGGACTCCATTTGATAATTTTTGAATCGTCGATTGTTTCTCCATTTACATGATTTTTATTGATATTTATTCCAGTTACTGTCATATAAATACCTATAATTAAACCTATAATCGATAATGGAGTAATCCATTTTAAATTATTATCAATAAATAAACTATTATTTGTAGAGCTTGTGTTAGATGTATCGTTATCATCAGTACCTCCAATACCAAATATATCAAATAAATTATAATTGATTAATTTTAAAATAGCAAATAATATACCGATAATACTAAAAATTAAAAATAACACTCCAAATCCCTTTAATGTATTGCCTTTATCTATATTGTTACTTGACGAGAAGTGTGTATGCGAAATAATACCAAGTGTAAGTCCTCCTACCAATAAAATTACAATAAATAAACATGTAATAATTACAGATGGTTCATCAAATGAGTAATCCTTTGTCGGTGGTTGTATGAATACCGTTCATTTTTTTCATCATGTTTATCACCATCACCATCACCATCACCATCACCATCACCATCACCATCACCATCACCATCACCATCATCATCATCTGCCGGCTGGTCTCGTTTCCATTCACTCACTTTACTTGAATTGCTGCCGATATAAAGATAAATTGCCCATAAAAAAACTCCAATAAGTGTAACAAAATAATGTATTTTATCTAACAAAACATCCCATGTTAATACTGCAACCAATATTATAACTAGAATGATAACAAATGGTATATATTCAATTATATTCTTTATTTCTAATGGAATATGTTCCATCGATTAAATCCTTAATTTATATAAATATAATTATAATGCGAATTATTACCAATTATATTTATATGATATTATTAATTATTTTTACAAGAAGGACATTGCAGTTTTTTTTCCATGACAATCGCGACATAATGCTACTAAATTATCTACATGATTTGAGCCTCCATGCTCTAATGCAATAACATGGTCAACCTCAAACCATGCAGGCAACTGACGCTGACAATCGCCGCATTTCCAACCCTGCTGAGCGGCTACATATTTCTTCTTGGTTTCACTTACACTTCGTTTATTAGACCCCTTTCCAGAATTTAATAAGCGGCGTTCTGCAGCACTTGCATTATTTGAAACGATACGATTACTCGCTTTTCCGCCTCCGCCACCAGTTAATTCAGCTTCAACAAATCTGGCGTTACCAGTAAGATTTGCACCACCACCACCTCCACCACCACCCGCCATATATGACGACATCATATTTTGATGCGCCGGTAGCATGTTAACATCATTATTCAAAAATGATTTATTATTTGTAAAATCAAAAAATGGTGTAATCATATCTGCGGTCCCTTTACTAATTGGCATATACTTAATGATGTCATTGGCATGAAACAATAATTGCCTAGAGTTTTCCGGATTTTTTCTTAAAAATAAAAATAATGATAGACCTACAAACCCATATGTAGCCATTTTTATCAATTTTTGATTCGATTGAAACATTTTAAACAGATTACCATCATAATATGTATTTGCAATTAAAACGGCAGTAATGAGAAATATAATATATTCTACTTTAATCATAACACAATTCAGTTATATTATACGACGATAATATTAACGATTATGATAATAGTATGCGGCGTATAAAAATCCGATTAATACAATAAAGTAAACCGACTTTTCACGATATTTTAACTCTTCTAAAATCTGTATAGGTTTGGGTCGATAATGTAAATAATATTTTTCTAGAGCGTCATGTAATGATAATTCGTCCTTGAATAAAATAACATTATAGCGATTATGAATGAAATGCACCCATTTTATAAATGCGGTTCGACTGTCTAAATAAGGCGTAACAGGATATTTATCCAACATACGGCTAAATTCGGCGGACATTTCGGGGTCTGGTATGAACATGGGAAAATTTTGGATAAAGTCGTAATATTTTTTGCGTGTAACATCATTTACATGGTCCGGATAATTTACAGCAGTAGACATTAAAAAAAACCAGTAGTGTGGTCCCCATATCGTAGGGTCAAGTTTAACCATAATATATCAAATAATATAAAAAGAAAAATATTATAAGATAAACGATAAGACGAAAATGTCGAACCAATCATTTACACATTGTAACGAAGCAAAAATACACAATCCCAAAAGTGTAATGTCATATACTGAAGTTGCACAATTGAAAATAGAATCATCTGTGATATCAACCCATATTGATAATAGTTCATCTGTATTCACATCCGCAAATAATGTAAACGCGATATCGAACTCAAATTCAAATTCAAATTCAAAACATTTTTGTAATAACTGTAATCGGACAAATCATTTATATAACAATTGTCGTGCACCGATAACAAGTATAGGTGTAATAGCATTTCGGAGTGGACAAACCGGACCAGAATTTTTAATGATAAGAAGACGAGATTCGTTTGGGTTTGTTGATTTTGTTAGGGGTAAATATTCAATTCACGATGAAGCATATATTCAGAGAATCATAGACGAAATGACTATTTACGAGAAGGATAATCTTGTTCGTCTTAGCTTTGATCAATTATGGAAACTGTTGTGGGGAGAATATACACGAGGTAGTCAATATAAGAATGAAGAATCTGTTTCTTATGATAAATATAGCCAAGTTGTCTCTGGAATTAGAACGAAAGACGGTAAACGCAAGACATTACAACAATTTATTAATGATTCAAAGACGAGCTGGACTGAGACAGAATGGGGATTTCCAAAAGGACGGCGAAATTACAATGAAAAGGATTTATCATGTGCATTAAGAGAGTGCTTAGAAGAGACCGGATATGATATCGCAACTGATAATATTATTCAAAATATTACGCCATTTGAAGAAATATTTATGGGTTCAGATATGAAATGTTACAAACAAAAATATTTTCTTGCAATGGTAGATTTAGATAAGAAACCCAAAAAAGCACACGATATTATGGAGGTTGGATTGATGAAATGGATGACATATGAAGAGTGCATATCGAGTATTCGTCCATATAATTTAGAAAAAATATCTATAATAGAGAAAATAAATAATATATTACAAAGGTATCGTATATATTAAAACTTACTTATATATATACATATATTACTTATATACATATATTAATTTATATACATATATTAACTTATTAATAATAACTTAAAATATGTCGGCGGCGGCGGCGACGACTTTATCTAATGAAGAAGAAGAAAATATACCGATGGAATTAAAACCTGCGCAATCTTCACAACAAACAGGCGATAGTTCAAGAGAAACTGGAGTGTTAACACCGAGAACTCTCTTCAAGGCGAAAGAAGTCATGAAACGCGTTATTGAGAAGGTGAAAATGGAAGCCAAAGCGGCAGAAGCAGCAGCAGCCAAACCAGTAGCAGCAGCAAGTAAAAATGTTCCAATTAATAAAATAAAATTGGTTAATACTTCTTCGGGTTCTGGTGCTGGTGCTAGTGCTAGTGCATTTGAGGGATCATCCAGACCAATCTCGGCAGTTATTGATGAAATAAGAGAATTAACGAAAGAAATCAAAGAAGGAAGTGATAAATTAACCAAAGAAGAGTTAAATAACCCATTAAATAAATCATATAATAAACTATTACTAAAAAAAGAGATATTAGAAAGAGCCAGTATTGGTCTCGTTCACAGTAGTGGAAACGAAAATGATTACACGCAATATTTATATCCAACACTTAATGATCCAGAATTTAATACAAAAATTGCACATCGAAAGGAATTTTACGATACGAAAATGGATGTAGATAATGACGAAGATGTAGAAGCAAAAGCAGAAATGCTTTGCAACGCTCCCTTTGAACTTGCACCCAATCAACAGTTTGTTCGTAATTTCTTATCAGTAGAAACCCCTTATAACAGTTTATTATTGTATCATGGATTAGGTACTGGAAAAACATGTTCAGCAATTAGTGTTGCAGAAGAAATGCGTGATTATATGAAGCAAATGGGAATTACACAGCAAATTATTGTTATTGCCTCACCAAATGTACAAGATAATTTCCGCTTTCAATTGTTTGATGAACGCGAATTGAAAGAAATAGAACCAGGCGTATGGAATATAAGAGCATGTACCGGAAACAAATTTATTAAGGAAATCAACCCGATGAATATGAAAGGGATGACAAGGGAAAACATAATAAAACAAATTAAAAAATTAATTCAATCATATTATTTGTTTTTTGGGTACAATGAGTTTGCAAATTATGTCCGTAATAGTGCAGCTAGTGTTGGTATTTCAACAGACGATGCTGCAATACAAGAAATAAGACAAAAGAAGAAAGTCGGTTCATTAGCAAGTGCCGGTCAAGCTGCCGCACCAGTTATAGATAAAATAACTAGAGGCAGAAAATCCGCAGCAACTATAGCAAAAACTGCCGAATTAGAAGCGATATCTCTCGAAAATTTATCTGTTGTAAAACTGCGCAAGTTATTTTCAAATACTCTTATTATTATTGATGAGGTGCATAATATTCGTATTACCGATGATAATCGAGATAAGCGTGTTGCAAAAATACTTTTTCAAATAGTCCAGAAAGTTAATAATGTGCGTCTATTATTGTTATCGGGTACTCCAATGTATAATAGCTACAAGGAAATTGTATGGTTAATAAATTTGATGAACTTAAATGACAAACGCGCTACAATAGATATTACAGATGTATTTGACGAGAAGGGCAATTTTAAAGTAGATCAATCGGGTAGAGAAATAGGTTCAGAATTGCTTATTCGTAAGGCTACGGGTTATTTGTCGTTTGTAAGGGGTGAAAATCCGTATACATTCCCATATAGAGTTTTTCCAAAAGAACATTCACCCGAATATTCATTATTGTATCAAACACAGGTGAAACAGCCGCTGGTGCCATATCCACGAACTCAAATGAATGGGCGGCATATCGACCAACCTATTGAACATATCGATGTATATATGACACAAGTTGGTGATATTCAAGAAGCCGGTTATAAATATATTATTAATGATATGAAAGCAACTTATATATTCAAAAAAACAGCTGCAGTTAGAAGAAAGGCAGCTTCGGCACTAGAAGCTGCATCAAATGTGGCAGCAAAAGGTACGGGTACCCCCAAAGGCAAAGGCAAAGGCAAAGGCAAAGACGCAAAGGCATCCGTCGCAGGATCGGAATCTAGTTCTGGCGCATCGGCTGCACAGCATATTAGTGATGACACCGTAATTGAAAGTGAAAATTTCCCATCATTTGAAAATATGGATACAATTGGTTATGCAGTAGTTCAGCGGCCACTCGAAGCATTAAATATTGTATACCCACATACATCATTAATTGAACATATGACCGATGCAGATCAAGAAGTCGATATTGCGTATTGTATTGGTAAAGAAGGACTTCAGCAAGTAATGTCATATGAAAGTGAAAATACACCAATGCGTCAAAATTTCGAATATAGACCGGATTTTATAAGAAATTTCAAAAATCCGCGAATTGAGGGTGCGAGTGGAAGTGCCGCAAAGAGTTCAAACGCGTATCGTATTTTCGCGCCAAATAATATAGGTAGATATTCTGCAAAAATAAAAAATATATGCGACAATGTAATATCTAGTGACGGAATTATATTAGCGTATAGTCAATATATTGATGGTGGTGTTGTTCCTATAGCGCTCGCGCTAGAAGAATTAGGGTTTACTCGTTATTGTTCCAAAGGCGTAAATTCATCGCTCTTTAAGACAAAACCAGTTCCAAGTATTGATGCGATAAGTTTTCTACCACAAAAGCAACACAATGCAAAATTTCCAGATACCCCATTCCAACCTGCGCGTTATTCTGTGATTACTGGTGATCCGACAATATCTCCTGATAATTTATTCGAACTAAAGGCGCTTACTGACGAAAATAACACGAATGGAGAAAAGGTAAAGGTTGTTATTATTTCAGTGGCAGGTGCAGAAGGACTTGATTTTAAAAATATTCGCCAGGTCCATATTTTAGAGCCATGGTATAATATGAATTTACTTGAACAAATTATTGGTCGTGCAATTCGCAATTGTAGCCATAAGCGTCTCCCATACTCTCAGCGTAATGTAGAATTATATTTATACGGGAGTTATCTAACAAATAAAGAGATAGAGGCGATAGATTTATATTTATATCGACTTTCAGAGTTTAAAGCAATTAAAATTGGAATTGTTTCACGCGCATTACGAGAATCTGCAGTAGATTGCCTGTTAAATATTCAACATATACACAAACAGCCGAACATTTAAACAGAAATGTTGTTCAGAATTTGTCATCTAGAAAGAATATTGATTATCAAATAGGTGCTCGCCCGTTTTCAGCATTATGCGATTATATGCAAAGATGTGATTATGTATGTAGACCAACCTTTTCGAATGGAAAGCCAATACAAGAGCAGAATGAACTGTATGGGTTTAGTGATGAAGAAAGTGGAGGCGAAGAAAGTGAAAGCGGATCTGGTGCTGTTGTTTCTCATAAAAAAGAAAAAGGAGATATAAAACTTGATACATTTAATGAAAAATTCATGTCGATGAATATTGATAAGATAATCCAGAAAATTAGAGATTTATTTAAGGAAACATTTTTCTACAAAAAAACCGGTAAAAATGGAATTATTGCACATTTAAATGCAATAAGACCATATCCGCTAGCACAGATTAATTTAGCACTTACACAAATAGTAACTGATCCTAATGAATATGTGCATGATAAATATGGACGACTAGGACATGTGATTAACATTAGTGATTATTATATATTTCAGCCGGTTGAAATAAGTGACCAACATGCAAGTATATATGAGCGCAGTGTTCCAATTCCATATAAGCATGAATCGGTTGTGTTTCCATTATCGAAAGAAATTACTGAAGATTATTCGAATATTAGAGGAATCTCCAAATCAGACCTTAAGCGTGCATTACAATTCGAAAATATAGTGCCGGTAAAAGACAATATTGCTGTTGCAGAAAATGTTGCTCAAATGGTTGCTGATTTATCAGCCCATTCTGAAAATAAGGTCGCTGACGCATCCGAAGTAGATCAGCAAGAACAATCCCAAACCAAAGATCTAGTAGTTGGTGCTGAGGGTGTTTCTCTGTCAACTAAACCTACCGAATTAGCCTCCGCCGGACCATCTGGTGCATTTGTAAAATCAGTTGCATCAACCGACCAAGAAGCAAATGCTCTTATAACTCAACTGGAAGATACTTTAGAAACATGTAAAACAATATATACCAAGCATACAAAAGAGCAAGATGAATGGTATTATTATTGCGGAAAAGTAATTGAGCAAATATCACAAACAGATGAATTTGACATAACAAGAGAAAAGTTATACGAATTAGTTGTTGCGAATTTACTTGAACATTTACATATAAGAGATAGCAAGATGCTAATCAATTATCTTTATCACAAAAATAATAATTCAATGTTAATACGCCGTAATATAGTTCCGATATCTGCATCTTCAATGTCATCTTTATCTATCGGATTAAGTGTTCAACCTCTTACACAATTTGAACAAATGATATTAAATTATTATTCAAACCAAATATTACATAAACCTTTAGGTGGAAAACGAAAATTAGCAGCCGTAGCTGCTTCGGGAGACGAAGTTGTTGCAGAAGACATGGCAATTATGCTATTTCATGAAAAAAAAACAACATTTGAATTGCTTGTTTTACGATATGATTCCCCCGAATGGAGTATTGCAGAACCAGAAGATGAGAGGGATTTTAGTATGATTTTAAATGCGCGTCAAACTGAATATATTCGTTCAATGAATACGATAATCGGATTTGTTACCTACTTTAAGCGCGAATATCTGATTTGTAAGGTAAAAATAATGAATAAAAAGCGAGATAAAGGGGCTCGCTGCGATCAAGCTGGTAAATCAGATACAATTGCAATGATTAATAACATATTATTACTCAACCCACAAACTCAAGGAGATGAATACAAATTGACAATTGAAACGACAAAAGACCGAACCCAAAAAGAGTTATGTGTCTTCCAGGAATTTTTATTACGAACATTTAATGAAAGACGAGTAAATGGAAAGAAATGGTTTTTTACGCCTGGAGAATCATTATTATGCGATATCGAAAAACTACATATAAATTAAGTATTTGAATATATTTGAATATATAATCTATTCGAATATATTATATATATTATTCTACTAATATAAATAAAATGGAGAAAGTTGCAGTACCACCAATAGTCGCTGAACAGAATGTTACAGGTTCAGGACAGTTCAATAGCAAATTCATGAATGTTTCAATTACAGGAACTGCATCATCGGTTCAATCAAAGGGAAAATTCGGTATTTATTCTACAATTTTATTGACACGAAAAATACAGGTACCATTTAGAATTATTGGACGAAACATTAAGGATACTCTCGAGCATATTCTATCAAAAATTGTTGAAGGAAAGTGTATGGTTGAAGGATTTATAAGACCAGGAAGTGTTAAATTATTAACTTATTCTAGTGGATATTTATATGGAAAGCATGCAATATTCGATATTGTATATGAATGTCAATCGTGCTCCTTAGTAGAAGGTATGATATTTTCATGTGTCATTAAAAACATTAGTTTAGCGGGAGTTCGCGCAGTGTTAAATGAACCCAAAACACCAATTATCGCCTTTATTGCCAGAGACCACCATTATGACCGACCAGAATTTACACGACTTCAAGAAGAAGAAACTATAAAAGTCAGAGTTATTGGACAACGATTTGAGATAGGCGACGAGGCTATCTCAGTGATTGCCGAACTTGTATGAACTTGTATAATTGATAATATATTCTAAAATATAAATTATCAATTCAGACTCTCACCCATGTTGATTTTAGTTTTAGCTTTAAGTGTTTTTACATATTATAACATAGCTGGTACAATTATAATATGTAAAACTAACTTACAATATATAATGAAATATATACAATAAAATTGATAACAATATAAAAGTAAAATATGATATGATATAGCCAGTTCTTGATATTTATATTGCTATCATTATACAAAACATTCATCTAAATGACAGCATTATCAAGAACCGAATCCATAATTATTCCTCATGTGGATAATATCAAGAGTAATAAACGCGTAAGGCGAATTCTTAAAATTGTGGATTCAAATCCGAAAATTCAATCAACCGAACTAGTTAATATGGTTGTTATTAATAAAATACAAACTCAAAATTGTCCTGTTACAACAAAAGTGGCAATAACTGATTATTGTGATTCCAGTCTATTTGAACAAAAACAAATAAAGCGAACCATCACAGTTCCATTTTATAAAATAGCGAGAACTAAAAATATTGCAGAAATATTGAATCGGGAGTTGTCAATTAGATTAGAAGGAAAGTGTTCTGTCGAAGGATATATTTGTCCAGGTTCTATAAATATTATTCAACATTCATGCGGTAAACTGCATGGTGGAAATATTATATTTGAGGTTGATTTAATATGTTTGGTTTGTCTACCGAATGATCATACTAAAATCGCATGTGTCGCGAGAACAATAACACAAGCCGGAATTAGAGCAGTTGCGAAAGGATTAGAACCAGGTTCGGTATCTCCAATTGAAGTATTTATTTCGCGCGATATGAATATGAATATTAAAAATTCCGCAGAAATATTTCTTCAAGTTAAAGAAGGTGACTCATTAGTTGTAGAAATTATTGGACGGAGGTTTGTATTAAATGATACACATGTAACTATCATCGCAATACTCAAAGAATTAACAGAATCGTCAATATAAACACATATAAACATATTAAATTATACCTTATCATAAACAATCGATATAATAAATTAAATTAAAATAAATGGTAAAACCACTAGTATCTTTTTCATCATCAGGTGTGTCACATGTCACAGATATCACATGTCAATCAGTAAACCAACCGCCAACAGCAATTGCAAGTCTTAGTAAAATGAATGAGTTAAACACAATCACTCAGCAGGTCGAATGGAAAACAAATTATCTTATGAAACTAAAGGAGAAATTAGAATCACTACCGAAATTTCATCAAATAGAAGTGTTGCGAATTTTACATTTAAAAAGTACAAGTTTAAATGAAAATAAAAACGGTATTTTTATTAATATAACAAAATTAACCGATACAACTTTAACACAATTGGAAGAATATATTAATTATGTCAATACACAGGAAGAACATCTAAATAAGTTCGAAGAACAAAAGAAGTTAATAACAAGGGAATATTTTGAACAAAAATAATATAATAAGGTAATAAAGATAAATTAATATAATATATAGTATGACATCAGTATTATCAGTAATGAGTATTGCATCATGTGTATTTAATAGATATTCGTTCACCGAAGATAATATTGACAAAAATATAAAGGTATATACAATATCGAAATATGGGGTAGATAGTCATTCTAATTCAAACTACTTTCCAAAAAATGAAATTAAAAAAGCATCTGCAGATACTCCTTATCTGATGGAAATAAAAATACAAAATGAAACGCATATTACAAATACTAGTAATCATATTGCTAATACCGATGCTGATATTGATAGTGGTACTGATATTGATAGTGGTACTGATATTGATAGTGGTACTGATATTGATAGTGGTACTGATATTGATATTGATCGCGTAAGGGACTCGATCACGAACATGGCAGACAATCTTCATAGTTCACTAGACAACAATATTGAAATTACCGATGATAGTGTTCTTAAAAATAATATGATTCCACAATCCTCAACTACCACCATCATTACATTTGATGATATAGCAACCCATTATGTTCCAAAACCAGAAGATTCTTTATTATGGTGTGCTTATATAATGATAAATGGTATTGAAATGTTTGAAATGATTGATAATTACTATACTGAAGGAAATAAGTTCAAATTTCAGATAGTTGGCGACATTCGTTCAAAAAAAACTCTATTAAAACCACATAAATTAACATTATCAAAAGTAGAAGATTGTCTAGTAAATAAGCACTTTATTCAGCTGGATACATTTTATGCGATTGCATTGTGTTATAATCTATCGGTATGTGTGATTAATGGACGAAAATTATTTGAAATTGGCAGAAATAACGATGAAGCAAAGACATTTGTTATAGAGAAACGAAGGGGTAAATTCGGTATTTTTATGTTTTCACATTGTACGGGAGTTTCCTGTATTACACAAAAGAAAAATGCACTTGATTATGTTCGCGATAATTATTGGAGTATGGAGAATATAAACTCACCAATTCGCCCATTGTCTGCTTATAAATTATCCGATTTGGTCGATATATGTACGCGTTTGAATATACCAACTCATACTCAGAAATTAGGCGAATTCGGTTCTATTGGAACGGAAAAGAAGAAAACAAAAAGCGAATTGTATGAGGCGATATGCCAACATATATAATGAAATATATGAAATATAATTAAAGTATGTCTATATCGCAAACGAACGAATAAACTCGTAATAACATAGTTAGTTTGATAATAATATTGCAAAATTGAAATCAAAAATTATTTATATATAAAGGTATAAATAATTTCCTATTCATATATATAGTTAAATGTCTAGTAAACACGAAACATCGTCCAAACATGTTGGAAACATACGAAGAAGCCGTGAAACCACAGACAAGCAATCAGGGTTTTCAAATATAGTATCATCTTATTTAGAAGGACTCTTAGATAAAACTGACGGAAATCCAGAATTAGAAATTCGCTTCGGAACACGCGGAAATCAGCCAACTACGAAACAAAATTTCGATAATGTTATTCAAAAATTATTGGCTTCAGGATTCGAATTTTCTAAGAAAAATGCGTATTCATTAAAAATTCAAAATGAGTTTATTGACCCCAAAACAGGACAAACAAAATTGTCTCTTATTCGCGCTGAAATTCACGGCATTAATGATGTGCAGAAATATTGCAAAACGAACCAGCCAGACGAGAAATATGTATTATTTACGCAAAAAATGTATGCAAAACAGCCTAGAAAAGCACGCGATGAACCGGAAGAACTTTCCGCGAGTGATAGAATGAGTGCTGGCAATAATTCAATTATGCCTATCGTATTCGACGATTTTAATTTTAAGGTAAGTTATCAAAATGAAAAACGCATCGCAAATACATCGACGCTTGCAAGATCTATATTGAAAACATGGAATGACAATAAAAAGACTTTTCGATATATCAATCGCACAACAATGATACACCCAAATTTACCATTCCAAATCGATTTAAGTGTCGTAAAGGAGTCACATCGTGACAAAATGAGATATATTCCAGAATCAACTTTCGAAGCTTCAAAAGTATTAGATAGTCCACCGAAATATGAGATTGAAATCGAGGTAATAAATAGCATGGTTGGTCCAGGAACAAGTTTCAATCACCCCAAATACTTGCTTGATACACTTCGAAAGACGATTACACTTGTTATGTCTGGTATGCAAGAAACGAATTATCCGGTATCATGTGTCGAACAGCGCCGGATTCAGCGAAAATATAATGAACTACTGCATTCTAGCGGTGATGGTCATGTTGGACGATTCGCCGGCGAAGATAGCGGAAGTGCGAGTGGAAGCGGTAGTGAAAGTGATGCAGAAAGCGATGGAGGTGATGCAGATACTGCAGATGCTGCAGCGTCAGGAAGACATAATAAGCTAAGGCCAAGAAATTTTATCGGACCTTGCTCATTTACATTGCAGATGCATAATATTATGCCTTTAAATCCTGATTCAAAGGTGCCAAATATACGCCAGAATTACTCTGTTACAGAAAAAGCAGACGGAATGCGTAAACTCATGTTTGTTGCACCAGTCACCGGGAAAATTTATCTTATTGATACGAATATGAATGTCCAATTTACGGGAGCCGTTTCGTTAAATACCAAGTTATATAACACAATCATGGATGGTGAGCATATTCTTCATAACAAAAATGGGGATTTTATTAACCTGTATCTTGCATTCGATATATATTATGTCCACAAAGCAGATGTTCGGTCTCGGCTATTTTATCCGACAAACGAAGAAGAGGTTCTTACTAATTTTAGACTTCCACTATTAATTAGTGTTGTGAAAAATCTTCAAACTAAAAGCGTATCTGGCGGCGCAGACTCGTTGGCACCTATTCGCATTGAACATAAGATATTCGAGGTTGCAAATGCGCATCGTTCTATATTTGATTGCTGTTCGACAATTATGCGAAAAATCAAAGAAGGGCATTACGAATATTGGTGTGATGGTCTAGTATTTACACCACTCGAATATGGAGTTGGAAGCAATGTTAGAAATGAGGCGTCTGCTGGGCCATTATACAAAACAACATGGAACTATTCATTTAAATGGAAGCCCGCCGACCACAATACGATAGATTTCTTGGTTACAACTAAAAAGGGTGAAGATCAGCAAGACCTTGTAAATAATATATTTAAACAGGGCGTTGATATGTCAAAATGTGTTCAAATCCAGCAATATAAGTCGCTAATATTGCGTGTTGGATATGATGAAAAGAAACACGGATATATTAATCCTTGTTCTGCAGTAATCGAAGGAAAAATGCCAGGTGTTGATATTGATCCAGATGCAGGAAGTGGTTCTGCCGCCGCTGGCGGATATGGCGATGATACAAGCGGCGACAGCTATAAACCTGCGCCATTTTATCCAACATATCCTTATGATAATGATGCGCATGTTTGTAATATTATGTTACGGCCAGATGAAGCAGGTGTATCCCAAATGATGACCACCGAAAATGATATTATCATGGATGAGACAATCGTGGAATTCAGTTATGATGAAACATTGCCGGTAAACTGGAGATGGCAGCCATTGCGTGTTCGTCACGATAAAACAGCAGAATATCGTGCAGGTGGAAAGAACTACGGAAATGCGTATCATGTTGCAAATAGCAACTGGCACTCTATCCATAATAAAATCACCGAAGAGATGATTACAACCGGTGAAGATATTCCAGATGAATTGTCAAATGAAGATGTGTATTATAACCAATCTGTTCACGGCGAAGGAATCGATGTTGGCGGCGGAACGAAATTGAAAACAATGACGAAGTCCCTTCGCGATTTCCATAACTTATATGTGAAACGCAAATTAATTCTGGGTGTCGCTAGACCCGGAAATACACTCATTGATTTCGCTGTTGGGAAAGGCGGCGATTTACCGAAGTGGATTGCAGCAAAATTAGGTTTCGTTTTTGGAATTGATTATGCGAAGGATAATTTGGAGCATAAATTCGACGGAGTGTGTGCCCGATATTTAGACGCAAAAAAAACAAAGCGTAATGTACCGAACGCGATATTCATACACGGTGACAGCAGCAAGGAAGTGCGAAATGGACAAGCCGCGATTAGTGAAAGATATCGCATGATTTCGCGTGCTATATTTGGCGAAGGACCTAAAGATGCAAGCTTGTTAGGACGCGGTGTATACCCACATTATGGGCGCGGTGTTGACGGTTTCGATATTTGTTCGGTTCAATTTGCAGTTCATTACTTCTTCGAAGACATTAAGAAAGTTCATACATTCCTTCAAAATGTGTCTGAGTGCACGAAACTCGGTGGCTATTTCATCGGCACATGCTTTGACGGGGCAAGAATATTCCAGGCACTCGCTGGTTTAGAATCTGGTGATGAAATAAGTGTATTGGATTCAATACGACACGATGCAGATAAAGAGGTTTCGGGTGGAGAGCATAAAAAGATATGGTCTCTTCGTAAGAAATATCATCAGGTTGAATTTGAACCTGATAGCAGTAGTATTGGATATGAAATCGAAGTATATCAGGATTCCGTTAATAAGAGTACGCGGGAATTTCTGGTGAATTTCGATTATTTAACACAGTTATTGGAAAATTACGGTTTTGATCTGGTTACACCGGAAGAATCGGCTTCTACACTGGCGCAGCCGATGCCGGACGGCACCGGTACATTCGATGGGCTGTTTCATCAAATGGAATTGGACTTAAAACGCGCACGAGAAACTGGAGGTGGAGGAAGCGCAAAATACGACGAATTTGGTTCTGCTAGAAACATGCGTCCAGAGGAAAAGCGCATTTCATTTTATAACCGATATTTCATATTTCGTAAAAACCGCAATATCAATGCAAAACAATTAAAGAACAGCTTTCTAAGCTATGCTGGGCTTCAAGAAGAGCAAGAGCGCGGAGGAGAAGCTAAGGGCGGACTAGACGAATCTGTTGAAACCGCCGCAATTGAAAAGATTAAAAGAGCTTCGATGCCAATTGATGTCGCGACGAAACCAGCTATCGCTGCAGGTATTCTTAAAAAAAAGGAGGAGGATAAAATACAGAAACAGTTGGATGATGGTGTATTTACAGCGTCATCAAGTGTAAAGAAAGCTTTGGCTTCATCAGCCGAAGATGAGCCTAAACACAAAACCGTAAAGATAAGCAGATTAAAGAGACTAAATGCTGCGCTAGATGAAGAGAGAAAAACCAAGGCAGAATATGATGAATTAATGAGAGAACTTGGTATGGGTTCTGCGCCAATTGAAGAGATTGAAAAGAAACTAAAAAAACAAACAAGAAAAGCCACTACAGGCGGCATTATTGAAACCGAACTGGACTTACAATTCGCAAATGCACTGGCTGAAACAGGAACAGGTGAAGAAACACCAGAACCCGCTCCTGTAGGCATGGCAAACCCACTCAAGCCACCTTCATCACCAAAGGCGAAAGCTAAGCCCAAACCCAAACTTGTAGTTAAAACAGAAAAGAAGCTCTTAGCATCTTCTGGTGCAGAAGCTATTGGAGGAAATGCCGACAAAAAAGCAAAGAAGACTAGAAAGAAAAAGGGCGAAGAATAAATAACATAAATAACATAAATAACATAATACACGCAAAAATAACTTATAACGATTTGGTACTATTATATAGTCGTCAATAACAAATCGTTATAATCCCTTTTATTTTATTATACTAATGTTTAAAAAATCACCAACAAATCATTTCAAATCATATTGTTCAAATGATGGCGTAGAACCGAGTGTTCATGGTAAAAGTCATAACCACACATACAGTAATAATACATCAGTATGCGCGGCATTATCACAATCGTCGTCGTCACAGACATCTAGTGTTTCTAATAATAATAATAATAATAATAATAATAATAATAATAATAATAATAATCAACAAATGATGGGGTTATATTATTATAATTATTTTTCATTACCAATGGTGGATATGTTATATGATAAATCTGGACAGTATATTCCATTGATTCTTAAGTGTACATTAAATAACAAAACATCACAATTTAATCCTTATATTTCGTATTCTATTTACTCTCATCTATGTGATATCAAGCAGCAAATCGAGCAATATCAAGAATCGTGGGATAATATGAAAAAATTCACGAATCCGTATGAATTTATTCATACGAACATTGCCGGAAGTAAGACAAATATTAGCAAATTACGGCCATTATCGCGTTCTTTTTACAAAATGATTGAAATGGTCGTCGGAGTGAAATTATTAGATGATTATTCTCATACAATTAAGTGTGAACCTGATTATAATTCGGGAATTCGAACATTTCATTTGGCGGAAGGGCCCGGCGGCTTTATTGAAGCCATATCTTATTTGCGTGGACAGGAATATGCAGTTAGAAAAACAAAACATCAAACACAACTGTCACATACGATGAAACAAGATTCATCACAAGATACACCAGTATCTTGTTTATCACCGAATGTACAAATACTCAAACGCAATACTGAATTTCACGATGAATATATGAAAGAAATTGAGCATAATAAATTATCAAAACGGATATTTGAAAGAAAATTATTTACAGATATTAATAATGATACTGCAAAAGAAGCACCTTCTGGTGGTGTATTTTGTTATGGTTCCACAAAACAATATTCAACTATTTCACAACACGAAATATACGGTAACGACCGTTATTATGGAATGACTTTAGTGAATGATGACCCAATCTGTCCTGGCTGGAAAAAAACAAAAACATTTCTAGATACAAATCCGAATGTTATTATCGAAACAGGCCAAGATAAAACCGGGAATTTGCTTTCACTTATTAATTTCCAAGACTGTGCATCTAAATACAGAAACAAAATGGATATTATCACCGCAGACGGTGGATTCGATTTTTCGGTGGATTTTAATAATCAAGAAAATATAGCGATTCGGTTAATTTTGGCAGAGGTGTTTTATGCGCTCGCACTCCAAAAAAAAGGCGGTTCTTTTATTTTGAAAATATTTGATATATTTCATAAACCAACTATAGATATTATGTATATTCTATCGTATTATTATTCAAATGTCTCTGTTATGAAACCATATACTAGTCGAATCGCAAATTCAGAGAAGTATATCATTTGTCAAGGTTTCAAATTGGACGATTCTAGTGCTCTAATAGAGCAAATATGTGCGTTTTTTCCTACTTTTGTAGAGGCTCCTTCTGGTAATGTTCGCGACAATGACAACAACAACGATAATCGATATTCGCAAATCATCTCACTGTTAGAACGAAATCATGACTTATATTATTTGAATAAAATAGAAGAAATGAATGCGATATTAACATTTCAACAGATTGATAATATTTCATCAACCTTGTCGATTATAACATCACATAAAAATACAGAAAAAATAGAACAATACAAAAAACAGAATATATTAAAATGTATTGCATGGTGTGAAAAATATAATATTCCATATTTCAAACA